GCGCCGATCGCGCGGATGTCGTCGATGACGTCGTCCGCGACCCCGGCGCGCAGCACGCCCGAGTACCAGATGCCGTGCGCGTCCTCGCCGACGTTGACGAACGCGAACACGGCATCGGTCTGGTCGTAGTGCGCCGTCGCGGCAGCCGCGCGCAGCATCGGGTTCGCGTGGCCGATGCCGTACGTCAGCGTGCCGACCAGCTGCTCGCCGGCATCCGTGTCGATGACGCCCTTGAGGAAGTTCGCGTAGTGCGAGCCCGAGCGCGGCGGCTTCTGGCAGACGCCGTTGACGCCAATGTGGCACGACTTCCACTGCGCGAGGTGCCCGTAGACGCGGCGCGTCGCCTTGTCGATCGTCAGCGGGGTGACCCCGGTGAAGCCCGGGTCGGCGAAGTATTCGGCCGGGAAGCGGAACGACTCGCCGCCGGCGGCGACCAGCGTGGCGATCGGCGCCGGGATGCCGCCCGCCGCGATGAGTGCGTGGCGATCCTTGCCGGCGTGCGTCGCGGGCCAGAACTTGAGCGCCTCGTAGTGCATGTTGGCGCAGAGGCCGGCCAGCCACTCGGGGTTCTGCACGTACTTCGCCAGCTGGGCGCGGCAACGGTTGAAGTCGCCTGGCTGACCCCATCGGATCTTTGCCGCGCCCTTGCCGCTGACCCAGTAGCGGCGGATCCGCGACGTCGCGACGGGGTTCGTGATCCAGCCGGGTCCGTCGTGGGTGCCGGGCACGAAGGTGTCCAGCGGGGCGACCACCTCGGGTCCGTCCTCGCCGACGAACGCCAGGGTGCCCGCGGCGACCAGGCCGCCGTCTGCGATCGACGCCCAGTCCTCGGGCAGCAGGGCGGTCTTGCCGAGCGCGCGAGCGCGCTTCTTGATGTGGGCTCGCGCGGCATCCTGGTCGGCGGCGCGGCCGACGGACTGGATGGCGTTGCGCAGATCCTCCTCGTCGGCGATGGGGAAGGAGCCGTCGGGCATGGCCTGGCCGTTGCCGGCCATGCGCTTGCGGGCGGCCGCGTCGTAGTCCTTGAACGCCACGAGCGACTGCAGAGACTCGATCTCGATGCCGTCGAGGCAGCCGCACGCGGTGAGCGCGTCGATGGCGGCCTCGCGGTCCTCGTCGGTCATGTCCTCCTCGAACTCGTGCCCGAGCCCGACGTAGGCCTCCTCGAACGCGGGGATCGGGACGTGTGTGAGTCCGGCCACGCGCGTCGACTTGAACCAGCGCGTCGGGTTCTTGCCCTCCGACATGGCTGCCTGGACGTACTCGTCGGTGTATGTCTCGACGTCGTCTGCCATCATGTCGGCGTCGATCGAGACGCCGCGGCGCACGCCGGTGATGATGCCCTCTAGGGCGGCGGGGCCGCCGGGGGACGACAGCACGAGCGCACCGCGGAACCGCCACATCTGGCTCGGCTCGTCCAGCCACGCCTCGTCGATGCGGCCGGCGTCGACCACCTCGGACGTGTTGTTGCCGCCGTGCGACGACACGACCTCGGTGCGGAAGGGGATCGGCAGCGTGCGGGTGGACAGCGCGCCGGGGCGGAAGCCGCGGCCGTCACCCGTCTCAACGCCCTCCGGCGCCAGCACGCCGTGGATCGGGATCTCGTTGGGCGCGTCCTCTTCGGCGTCAGGCTCGTCGATCTCGGGTGCGACCTCGGTGGGCGCGTCGGTGAGGTCGCTCTGGTCGTCGATCTCGCTGACGGACGACGCGTCCGCGGTGATCGTGTCGCTCACGGTGCCTCCCATGGGGTAGTCGGTGTGCTCGCCGCCGAGCCAGAGTCCGACCCGGTCGAACGTGACCTCAGTGGCATCGTACTCGCCGCGCGCGGGCCGGTCGGGGTAGCCGAGCGTGACGTGCGGCTGCCAGGTTGGGAACTGCTCGGCGGCGTCGTATGCCGCTTTGACGGGCTCGTTCGCGAGCAGGCCGTCGCGCAGCGCCGTCAGAGCATCGGTGGCCTCGAGGTGCACGACATCGGCGTCGTCGTCGCCAAGGGTGCCGCGCTCGGCGACGGGCACCACGACCGGGCCGTCGAGATCCTGGGCGTACAGCCGCACGGCCTGCTCGAGTTCATCGACGTCGACGGGCAGGTCGGTAGCCTCGCCGAACCAGACCGTGGTCAGGTGTGCGGGCTCGCTCGACGCCGCGACGATGGGGTCGTCCTTTGCCGGCAGTAGCACAACGAGCGCCCCGGTGTACGGCGTGCCATCGGGGTTCGCGACCGGCACCTCGTCGTCTACCGCGAGGTCGACCTCGCTCGGCGCAGCCCAGCCGCCTGATGCGATGTCGTAGCCGAGCACGATGTCCTCATTGTCGTCGACCTCGTCGTCCGGGCCGATGGCGAACGTGTTCGAGGTCATGGCCTCCCCCTCTCGCGATGCGGGCATGGCCACGCAGCGGCACTCGATCCACACCTCCGGCGGCCCGACGGGCACCGCAGGGTACGGCAGCTTCGACCCGGCGACGTCGAATGTCGCGCCCATGCGGACGATCTTGCCGTCCAGCGGGCGGTGGATGTCGCGGACCTTGTCGTCGTCCATCGTCAGCCAGATCTTGTAGCCGACGCCGGCGCGCGCCGCGCCCGAGATCGTTCCCGCGTTCACGGCCAGCGTGGATGCCCACCTCGTGATGCGCTCCACGTTCGTCGCATCCCCCGTCTGCGCCAGCGACTCTGCCATGGACTCGCGGAAGCGCGCGAGCGCGGCCTGGTAGCCGGCGCCGGGAGCCTCGGCCTGGTGGTTCTCCAGCCAGACCTGACTGGCCGCCGTCACGATGGGCGCCCACCACGCCGCCTCGCCGTTGTTGCGCCGGTGCGACGCCTCTACCACCGCCGGGCGGATCGCGTCATCGCCCGTCTTGAGTGATTCGCGGCGCTGCGCGGCGAACGTCTCGACGTCCATCAGGCCGCCTCGTCCGCCAGTTCGAGCAGCAGGTGGCGCGCGAGCGTGCCGCGGTCGTACGGCTGGCGCGTGCGCAGCAGCGTGAGCGTGTACTGCTGCAGCGCACTGACGTACTGGGCCATGTTCACGCCCGGATAGGTCACGCCGTCGAGCGTCGAGAAGGCGTCATCCATGAGCGTGAGGCACTCGCGGACGGGCATCTGCGGCACCTGCAGGTAGAGGTCGCGCGCGCGCGTCTCGATCCGGGTGCCGATCTTCGCCTTGATCCTGTTGCCCGAGCGCTCCAGCGCGCGGAAGACCGACTGCTCGGCGGCGAGCAGGACGCCGTCGACGACGAACGGGCCGGCGACGGCGGCCGACGCGCGCACAGCGGTGGCGTCGTCCGCCTCCGACTCGTCCTCGTTCGGGATGTCGCGGGTCGGATGCTGCTCCAGCGATGGCCTCTCCAGCGCGCCGCGCGGTGCTTCGAGCGCCTGCTGCTCGCCTGGGAAGTCGCGCAGGCCAAGGCCGGCGAGCGCCGTGGCCAGCTGGTCCGGCGTCGCGGCCGTCTTGCGCGCGATCTGCGACAGGAAGAAGACGATCTGCTCCTTCTCGTCGGGCGAGTCGTTGTCGGGATCGAACCCGTTCTCGATGAGCATCGTGCGCATCGACAGCGCGCCGCGGTCCCAGAGTTCGATGGCCTCCTTGGAACGATTCGGGCGCAGGCGCAGCGCCGCAGTGTTCGCCTCCAGGGTGTACTGCTCGTAGTCCTCGACGCCCCATGCCTTGAGCACGGGGTGGAGGTAGCCCCTCGTCAGCGACGAGACGATGACGTTGAGCAGCGGCTCGGTGTGGACCTTGATCGCCGCCTCCTCGATCTGCCACGCGCCCCAGTGGTTCACGTCGGCCGTGCCCGTGATGACCTCGGGTGGCATGTCCAGGCCGATGCCGATCGAGTTGCGGGCCTCTTCGCGCAGCTTCTGCGCGTTCTCGTCGAAGCCGGTCCAGAAGTCGATCCACTGGACCTTCTCGAGGAACTCGCCTGGAGCGGCGATCACGAGCGGCACGGAAGCCGCCGCCGAGTCGCGCTGCTCCATCGCGATGGAGGCAATGCGAATGAGGCGCTCGGTGAGGCCCTGCGAGATAGACGTGGTGTCCTGCAGAGAGACGATCTCGGTCGCGTCCTCGGTCGAGATGACCGGGATAGCCGGCATCTCCAGTTCGGACGGGACGAACAGGATGCCGTTTCCCTTGAGGCGGCTGTCGGCCAGCGACGCGATGACCTGGTTCAGGCGGACGATCTCGCTCAGCGTCGGCAGCAGCGCGCGGGCGGGGCAGTCGGACTCGTTCGACTTCCGCGGGTGGGCCTTCCAGAGGCGGATCGCGAGGGTGCCGTTCGGGACGCGCTCGCCCTCGATGGTGATCGAGTTAGTCGTCTCGCCCTGCACCTCGGTCGCGGCGATGACCTCCCAGTCGTCGTCGCCCTCGGTGGGCAGACCGACCACGAACGCCTCGCCGGCGACGGTGAAGTTGATGCCGAGCAGGCGCAGCATCTCCTCCTGGCCCTCGGGCCCGTTGAACAGCGACGCGAGGGCGTCGAGCGCGACCTTGTCAGTCGTCGGCTTGCCATTCTTGGCGACGTAGAGGATCGCCTTCGAGAGCAGGTTCCCGACCCATGAGCACCCGGCCCGGAACTCCGGAACCTGGTCGTACATGTCCCAGAGGTCGTTCTGCCACGCGCTCGACCGCGTTCGCCGACCGGTCTTGCGGAGGCTCTGCGCGTTGGGTGCGCCGGCCTCGTACGTGCGCGCCGAGGCGACGAGTGCATTCTTCGTGTCGCTCAGACTCGCGACCGAGGTCGGGGTGTTGACGACCTCGTGCCGATAGACCGATCCGCGCGGCATTGGCTACCCCTTCACCCGTGTGCTGAGGCGTCGGCCTCTCTGCGGCATCATAGCGCGAGCCCCCTCAGTCAGCGGGACCGCTCGCGATCTCGTCGTAGATGTCCCACCTGGGATCCTGCCAGTTGCGCGCCCCAATCTGGGGCACCCGCCGGGTCTGCGCGAGCACGAGCAGGATGACGGCGACCGCGATGGCGATCAGCGCCGGCCAGCGCCTCACTCCTTCGCCTCCGGCTCCGCGGGCTCGTCGCGCACGATGACCATGCTGATGACGTAGGCCAGCGCGAGCCAGCCCCAGAACAGCCACCAGGCCCAGGCGATCCACACGGCGACGAAGGTGAGCGCGAACCAGCTGCCGCAGATCAGCAGCAGCCACGGCGGCATGCACCACGGGCAGTAGAACAGCATGTGCCAGTCGTCGTGCTTGTGCTTGCTCACCCAGTTCGTCCACCGCTGGCGCAACCACATCGCCGGCGGGAACTTGTCGTAGGTGATGACGCGCGTCAGGCGGCCGACACCGAGCACGGCGACGGCGAGCGCGAGTAGGAACCACCACGGTCCCACGGCGTTGACGATCAGTTCCCCCACGGGTTGCTCCTCTGAATCTGGCGGCGCCGGGCCAGAGAGCCCGGGCCGACGTACTGCTGCTGGCCCAGCGACTGCTTGCCGGGGTTGCCCAGGTCGGCCACGCCGCCGCCGCGCGTGAGCGACGACGCCGCCCAGACCCATGCGTCGACGCGGTTCGGCGAGTGCCCCTCGCCAGGGATCCACGACACCATCTCGGCCTCGAGCTTGGCCACGCCCGCCGTCGGCGTGCGGCGGCGGTGGCGGGCGAGCTTCTGCTCGTACTTCGCCGAGATCGGTTCCGCGCGCACGCGCTTGCCGTCGGTGGCCTTGGCCTCGATGATGCGGCCGCCGAACCTCTCGGCCTTGAGCGTGGCGCGCACCATGTCGCCGCCGTAGTTTCGCTCGACCACGATGGCGTCTGCCTTGTACTGCTCGTAGGCCCGGATGGCGGTCTGCGCCCAGCCGGCGGGGCTGTACTTGCCCGAGAGGTCGTCGATCGCGTACAGCACGTCGCCGCGCTTGCCGCCGACAACGACGCCCGTGAGGTCGGAGCGCTTGTTCTGCGAGCCCGCGGGGTCGACGCCGACGACGATGCGGTCCATAGAGCCCGCGACCTCGGCCCAGTCGAAGTAGAAGCCGTCCTCGGCGAACTGCAGCGAGGACCACAGCGCGCCCTCACGGTCGTCGATCATCTCGCCGTAGATCTCCTGCTTCTCGAAGAACGT